ATGCAGAGGGGGGGTGCATTTTGCGACACCCTCCCCCCACACCTCGATCAGACTCGAGTCACCTTTCGATAGAGACCGAGAACATTCTCTCTCACGATCTCATCGATTGCGTCTTCAATAGCCTGGTCCTGGTCTTCATCACTCAATTCTTCTGACGTGACAGTGACTCGATCAAGGAAGGCACATGTGTAGTACCCTTGTCCTTCATCGAATGCAACCCAGTCATCCCATTGTGTGAACGGATCGAATGGATTGTCAGTCGTGGTGAGCATGCTATCCATCCTTCTCCTATCTGTACAGAGCGGCATCTAGTGTGCCTATTGGGATGCCCAATGCATCACTGATCTCAGACTGTGTATGCCCATTAGCAGCCATAGCCTTAGCCCTAGACAGTGTGGATGCACTGACAGCAGGCTGTGTCTTAGGCGTTGCATACTGCTTGACCTGTTCTAGATCAGCATGTTTCAAGATCTCAGTTAGCTTGGTATGGGAGATTGCACCTGCCTGAATGGCTTCCCATTCACGGGGTGTGATGTCAATGCGTTCCTTCTTAGCACCGACCTTGTTTCGAGCATGTAGAAGAGCAAGACCTCTGATCTTCTTTAACTCATCAGCTTCCATGTTCTTGTTAGCCGCTCTCTTTGCAGCAACGATCTCTGCAGCGAGCCTTTGTGCACGCCTTTCAAAAGGTGCATTCATGAGAGCGATCTGGAGCTTGTCATTCAAGGCACGGGCCTCAGAATCGTACATCTTTTTGGCAGAAGGCGAAGCGACCATGTTGGGGGTAGCAAGATGTTCCAACCTTGTTTGGTTGGCCAGAGCTTTCAACTTGTTCGCATGGGATGCATAGATCTTCTCCATAGGAGTGCCGCCGTTTCGAGAAACGAGGGTGTTTGCATCCGTAGTCTCTGCCATCTGTGTTGACTTGATTCTCTTCATCACAGTGTTGCCATGCTTGTCGACGTAAGACTCATTCGTAAGAACGTACTTCTTCTCACCCGTAACTCGATCGACAGGACCGCCTTCCTTGGACGGACGACCCTTACGATCTAGTGGGCGCACATCAGCCTTAGCCCTAGAGATGAGCGTAGACGCACCACCATCTTGGTACTTGGCTTTGAGTCCAGCAATGCCGTTCTGCTGGTAAGACAGCTTGTGATTCAACTTGTGCTTTTCAGCGTCAATCACAACCATCGAATGTTTTACAGCACGAGCGAGTTCGGTCGTGTTAGCGCCCTTAATCGTCATGTCTGTGATGAGATTCGAAACCTCACCCATCTTCCGTTGCTTTGACTTACCATCAAGAACCTTCATCCCAGGGTAGCCAGGGTAGGCACGAATGGGGTCGAAGTCCTTGAGATCCCGAAGGGGCATAGAACTTGTCGCGGCACGATTGTTGTTCGGGATGACCAAAACCGTGTCACCATCGAAATCTGCCCCAGAAAGGCGAGCAGCAACATTCGCATTGATCCCAACAGCATCTCGAGCTTGACCCAGAACTCGTTTTGCTTCAGGGTGGCTGTTATTGACCACCAATTCAGGAATCTCGAAAGTTCCACCATGTGGATGCCGAACAAGAACCACCAACTCGCCAGGACGGAAGTTGGGGGCGTAGATCTCGTTGTCTTTCAAGCCAGGGATCGGGATGATCACCTGAGCCCTCTGTCGAGGCATGGCTGCAGCCTTGAGATGCACAGCAGCCGAATCGCAGTCGTCGCCGAAGGATTCGAGAAGACGTTTCTTCACAGCAGGGTTGGTCAACCTGTTGATTTCATCGAAGGCTGTCTTCTTCTTGATGAAGGCGAGATCCAGTTGTCGTTGTGCGAGTTCTGGCTTCTGCTTAGACAGGAACTGTGATGAGAGCGTTCTCGACCACTCATTCCAATCACCTTCTTCGTTGACGATGTTGATCGCCGACAGATGGTCTTTGCCCTTTTCATCCTGATAGTGCCGCTGACGAACAACAGCACCAAACGGGTTGTCTGGGTCGTACTTCTTATGACCCGGAACATTCTGCAAGGGCTTCATGGCATCGAGCTTGTTGCCGGTGTTCTCCTTGTTCGTGTTGAACATGACATCCACACCGAGAGGGAGTTTGTCTGAGTAAACAGCCATACCCTTCAAGTAATGAGTGTCATCCACGGCAATTCGAACTTGAGCGTAGCGTTTGCCCATGAGAGAGACATCTGCCACACCCTTACGCAACTCGATCAGACCGTCTTTCCCTGCGCCGCCCTCAGAACCGTATCGAACGCCAACTCGATGTGAGCTGACACTCTGCGGATCTTCAATGACCTTGAAGGTATGACCCTTGTCTTCTGAGTAAGCGTGGACACCCTGAATCTGTGCCTGGTTCTTCAGGATCTCAGGGTAGGGCGTGCCAGGAGGACACAACACCTTGTTTGTCGTCATCTTGCCAGTTCCCTGTTGCTGGGCGCTGAACTTGTGTACGACATAGCCCTCTTCTTCGAGAATCGAAAGCGCAGTGTTCATCTTCTCTTTGCTGATGCCCAGGTGGAGTTCCTGACCACTACCAACGTCGATGTACTTTGCTTCCTTAACTCGATTTCGAAGAGCAGACGCTGTGTTCTCGAGAACGTCGTTTCGCGCTTTTGCCGAGGGGTTCAAGAGAGCACGAACAGATGACTCGTTAAGGCCCATCTGCTTTCCAATGGCGCTTGCGCCCATGCCCTTGTCTCTGAGCCTTGTCGCAACAGACTCCTGTTCCTTGCGCTTCTCGCTTTTGGCGATAGCACGCTTTGCACGAAGAGCTGTGGTTGTTACACCCAACTTCTCGGCAATCTGAGAATCAGTATGTCCTTTTGACTTGAGCTCATCAACGCGAGACATGAAATCGCCTCCACGCTGATTGGGGTCTTGACCTGAGCCGAACGGGTAGCGCCCAGAATGACGAGGCGTCCCGTAGTGCTTGATTACTTCATCAGTCACGAATCGCCTCCATCCTCACTTGATCGATCTTCCTGTCGAACGCGACGATGCGGTCCATGATGTGAACGATGTCCTCGAGTTCTGGTACGAGCTCCTCGATTTCATCATTCTGGTAGATCCGGAGTTCAATCTCGATCTCACCCGGTGGGATGTGGTATTCGAGACAGAACATTGCCGCGTAGGCCTCAAGTTGATGCATCGAGGTCGGCGCCAGTCCGTTCTTCAGATCATGGATGCGCAACAGGTTGTTTCCAGACTTGGGGTTTCGTCTGAAAGAGATTGCATCAGTCGTGCCGAAGCAGTTGGCTGAGTAAACCAGGGGTTGTTCCGGCGTCATCCTGTAACCGATGGCGTCGTTCACGTACATGTTCAGAGTCTTGCGCGAGGCCTGGAGCTTGATTCTCTCTCGGATCAGTTGCGCAGCGATGTCATGAAGACGGGTGCCACGCTCTGCTTCCTTGTGACGGAGAAACGTTTGGACGAGTTTGTCATCGTCGTAGTTGATCCAGTGGTACTTGCTGGGACTAAGAAACGCGTGAAGCCCGATGAGTTCCGAATGCGAGTTGAAGATCATGCAGGACTTCCTCTTTGTTCTCGGGGTAGATGAAACTTGAGAAGGACATGGAGTCGATCTTGTCGACCCACCAGTCCTGGTTCGGTCGCTTATCTGCCGTGGCAGAAGGCTTGACCTCGAGGAAGGCATACTTGTTCTCATAGAAGATCACCCAGTCGGGAATGCCCTGAATGCAGGCAGAGTTACCGATAAGGATGATGCAACCTGGGAAGAGCGCTTCGATCTCCTTATGCAGGAGGTCTTTGAACTTACCCTCAGGTGTTGTTCGAGCCATTTGTACACCTCCTCAAAGTCAAGCCTCCATGTATCACAGACCGAGAATGGTGAGGACCTCAGCAGCCATGGCAGCCCGATCGGAATCGGAGACAGGACCAGAAGTCTTCACCGGGTTCGGCTTGTAGTCATCGATCGCCAGGGGCGTGATGGAGAACAGGCCGGACACCTTGTTGGTGTCGCTCTCCCACTTGAGGATCGCGGCGAGAAAGTCGATGGATGCACGACGCAGGTGCGACGCGTGTGAGACGAGCACGTAGTTGTGCACACCCATCTTGATCATCTCAGGAACGGTGCTGGTCGCATTCCCGACAGTGGAGTTGCCAGCTGTCTTGAACACGCGGTCAGCGGAGAGGCCGTTGTCCACGAGCCAGTTCCGACCAGCCGCAGCTTCAGTCACACCGTTGTAGGGCTTGCTTCCGGACACGATGACAATCGAGCCGGGGTTTGCGTTGGCCTGTGCCAGAGCCAGCTGTAGACGCTGGACGAACTTCTTGGACACCGTGCCATCGGGGTTCAGCTTCGTGCCGAGGACGACGATCGCGAGATCTGCCCGAGCAACCAGCAGCGGTACGAACGACAGGGACATGCCCATGTTGATGTGCCGCCAGGCATCGAGGAAGATGCCGAGGAGCGGTCCGTCATGCGGCGCGACGATGCTCATGCGCTTGATGTGGACAGACCAGTTCTGGTTCTTGACGAAGGCGAGGATCGCGGCCCTTGCGTGCTGTGCAACGGTCTTCAGGTTGATGATGTAGGTCCACCCACCATTCCGAACACCAGAGCGGCGCTTGTACGCCTTGCGGATTCGAACCTCGTAGGAGGCCTGTTCGCCGGGCTTGCCGCCGGTTGTGGTGTGCAGTTCGGTCTGCTCAGGTGAGAGCATCTCGCCGTGATCGAGCATGGACGCGATGTGGTGACCAGGTTCGAGCAGTGCACCGCCAGGCCGAAGCTTGGATAGATCACCGTCGAAATGGTCCACGTTGTACATGCCGGTGGCGCGAGCCTTCTGGGCGATGTTGCGGGTGGAGGTGCCGGTCTTCAGATCCCAAGGGATGCCGGCGAGCCAGGCGAGGATGGCGAAGGCTGCGGAGCAGTCGACTTCCTTCATCTTGATGAGAGTGTGGTGGACGCGGTCGAGAACGGACCAACGGCGAATTGCGCCTTGGTTGTATCCGGTCTTGATCCGATCCATGAGTCGTCCGAAGTAGACGAACTTCTTCTGGACGATGTTCACTCGAGACCACTCTCGCCTTCGAGGTTCGGGTCGAGGGGCGTGTTGAGTGCCACCCCTTCCAGCTCCTCATCAGTGACGAGATCTTCGTGTTCGATGGGGAAGACTGCGATGATGGGATCGTCGTCCTCTTCGATCTCTGACGGTTCGGGTTCCATGATTGCTCCTTTCAAGAGCGAAAATTAGGATGCGTTGTACAGTTAGTGCACATTGTATCCTATTATCTACTATACGCGATGTTTTTCGCGCGAGGTGACAGATCAGAGTCCAGGTGGCCAAATCCCAGATTTTTCGCATAAGTCTCATTACGATAAACACTGCTTTTTCACGTATTAACTTAGTAGTAGTAATGGGTTTTTGGCCAATCGGGCATCCAATGTGGTGTTGACTACGCGGTATAGGGTGGCCATTTCAGTTTCAGATTTGGCCACTCTGCCCGCTTTTTT